CGTGTAACTACTTACCAGCTGTACACCAGCTGGCTAGGTTGGTAGCGTATAAACTATCTTCTAACCATGAAGACAGAGCGGTAGTTGCTAATCGCTCGATCTTGTGTTTCGGCAATATGAAAGTTGCAGCCGCTGCAGACAGTAGCCCATTCAAGGATGGGTGAATCTTTCTAGTCTGCACGCTGATTTTGCCACATAGGTAATCAATTTTTTCTGACATGAACCAGCTACGATGGAATCTGTTTAGTGCATCCCAAGCGCCCGGTTCATATTTGTGTATCCACTCACTAAGCGAATAACCCACCCACTCCCTTACGGCTTTGTAGTCTGCAACTACATCGCCGAGCCACGGGTACTTACCATACTCAGGGGCTAATCGTGAAAAACGGCTTTTTAACTCGGCATAACTCTGAGCTAACGAACCAAATGTCATGAAAGGGCGTTTTGCGGGCAGTACCATGCTAAAAGGAACCAAGAGTGTCCGGACTCGGACAACTTTAAGTTGTCTTTTCCACTCCTGACGAAATGCTTTAGCAATTATGGGTATGTCATCGCTAGCCAGTATCTTCACCAGCTCTGTGTGTGCTATCTCACTACACTGCTCCTTGCTGAGCTTAATGCTGTATTTCTCAGCGTACCTATTTTCCACTCTTCCCACTCTCCATCCAGTAGTGTTGAGGAATGTCATTTCAGGTTTTTCCACTCTTGGTATTCGTGGTGTGCATCGGTATATCTTGAGGGACGGTTCAAGGCCTAAACCGCCGAGGAATATAGGTGAGCATGTCACGTTAACAGGCAAGTGGTGCAGAGAGCACCACCGCGTTTTTAGGCTAGTCCAAAGATCGCATTGGTCTACCGAACGACGATTCATCGTTCGAGAGGTGTCAAAAATAGCTTTCAACACCTGGTCCTCGGCCCACGGGGCTGAAGACCATGGCTTCCTCTGTGTGTAGCCAGGTAGCGCTCGCATCGGATAACCGGTGCACCTACCCTCGTACCACACACGGAGAAACTCCATCGCATGCAATCTTATAGAGAACTTGCCTTCTCCCGCCTGTACGCCCACCATGTCGTAACCCATCTTGACCGCAGCGCACTTTGCCCAATTAGGAGCAAAAATCGCACTGTCGTCACCTCTTATCCATCTCTCGATATCGTCTGTACTTATGGCAAGCTTGTTTAACAACTTCATTACTAGGGTTGTCATACAAGAGTTCCAACCGTTACCGAGAACGGTCGTCCATCTTAACCCACTCATCACTCCCCCCGTGACTTTGAACACTTTCCGCTCACTATCAGTCCTAACGCTTAGCTGGGCGCTATGGAATCCGTTAACTACTCTCGCAGCCAGCAGATCATATTCTGCTTTGTATGGCTCAGGGACATTTATCCTTGCGTGTTTAATTAAGTGTGAGACAATGGAAACAACTTGTAGGGTGGTAGGTTGATGATCAAAATTGGCGTAGTCGAATGGGAGACCAAGACACTTGGAGGCTAGCTCTAACATCCGAACCATCCTCCTCGTTTGCGCGTCTACGTCTTCCTCAATCGTACTACCGGGCCAATCTTTATATGCTCCTCCCAACAGGTAATTTATCCATGTCATCTGCAAGTACGTTTCAATATCACTCGCGACGGCTAGTCTTAACTTGCCTAGCTCACTCTTAATTATGGTGTAGTTATTTTGTGTGTCGTTCATTCTTGCCGCCTCTGCTAGCTCAGCCAGATCCACAACATCCGGTACCGTGTTCTTACGTGCCTTAAATTTGTGCACCTTACCCTCAATCTCTACTTCGAACTTTCCTACTGTTGAACTGCCTGTAGTTAACCATCGCGCACTCTTCACAAAGTCGTCGAACGACACCCATTCCACATGGTGGTATCGCATAGGGAGAGCTTCACTTACTATATCGTTCCACTCCTCGCCTAAAAGGTCAAAGTCTAGCCCTCCATGAGCTAGTAGTTCAGCTTCTTTTATCACGTCGAAGCCAGGAAAGGGCGGATTTCTGTAGCCCGATAACGTTGCCGCTTCAACATACCACTGCCAGTGCTCGTCCTCTACTCCACTAGTCTTAATTAGATTACTAACCTGCTTTGCAGTGTTAATAAAATGCTCCAGATCTGCGTCGACGGCTCCTAACCAAAACCATCTTGCTGTCACTTTCGCACCCAATGAAAACGTCAT